TAAAGGACTATAATAGGGGGTATGTATTATTTAATTGGCAACATAGCACACACGCTTTAACAACCATTGAGGCTAATACGCCTTAAATGATACATAAATTATTTATCCATTGGTGGAAGGGAACTCACCACAACACAACACGAGTTTCACAACTATACTACCAATGGGGAAGATTGCTTCTCTAGAGGTACCCATATTCAAAAATACCTAGTAGGAGCAGACAATGACAGAAAATACCATGATTACAGAATTGACAGACAGTGTAAAACATCTAAAAAGAGACGTAGAATACCTGTATTCCAAGCTAGATAAAGCTTATGAGGATAGAATTGTCCTAAGAGCAGAGAATAATAGACTAAAAAATCCTCAGAAATTTGTGGAAACAACAGAAGAAGAAGAATGTCTTACTTGTTCAGCCTAAAAGAAGAGATAATCAAGACTAGCCAAGAGTATTATAATGCTACATCTATTGAAGATAAAGAAAAACATAAAGAAAACTTACAAAAGAGCTTTAAAAAGTTTCATAAATTCAGATACACTCGCATGGGTGACTACAAATTTGTGGAAAAGATAATAAAAAATATACTTTAGGGAGTAAACAACTATGATGTATGGAAAAATGGGTAAAAAACCTGCGAAGAAAATGATGGGAATGAAGAAAATAATGGGTAAAGGTGCTACAGCTAAAGCTAAATCGGGTACAACCAAGATGAAAGCAACTAAAAAAGCGAAGAAGTCTACTTCTATGTATGCCTAGTTCTCCGAACTACAAAAGAAATTACAAACAAGAGGCAAGTACAGAGAAGCCTCTTCGTGTAAAGAAACGGGCTAGCCGTAATCAAGCAAGGCGGATGGCTCTTAAGGCAGGCTTGGTCAAAAAAGGCGACAGTAAAGATGTCGACCATAAAGATGGCAATGCTATGAATAATAAACGTAGCAACCTCACAGTCAAATCAGCAAGTAAGAATCGTTCATATCCGAGAACTAAGTCTGCCGGCAAAAAAAATAGGAATTCATAATGGCTAAAACAAAATCAGCAATCCAAAAAGCAGAAGATGCTAGACGAAAAAGACAAAAAGATAAGATGAAAAAAAATGCGGCTAAGGAGCATTATAGTTCTGTTGAGGGTTATAAAGGAAAAGCCGGAGGTATGAATATTAAATCTAAATCATATAAAGAAAAAAGAGCTGACGCTCAAAGAGCAGATGTTAGAGACGCAGCTAAGTCTGGACAGACAATGGTACAATTAAAATTATCGGGTAAGCTATCTAATGTTAAACAAGATTTAAATAAAGTTAAAAAAGAATTAGAAAGAATACTAAGAGGTAGAAAGTAACATGGCTAAAAAAGGTTTATACGCAAATATTAATGCTAAACGAAAAGCAGGTACAAGTAATACAAAGAAAAAATCTACTATTACTCCTAAAGCATATGCAAATATGAAGGCGGGCTTCCCTAACTCTAAGAAAAATAAAAAGGCATAATTATGACAAAAGTGTTAAAAGGCAATCAAAAAAAATTAGATGCAAACAAAGATGGCAAGATAAGTAAAGTAGATTTTAAAATATTAAAAAAGAAACCTAAAGTAAGGAAAAAAAACTAATGAAAGGCGTACCTCATTATCTACCTAGCGGTAAAGAATTTAAAGGCAAGACACATAAAATGCCAAATGGCACTTTACATACTGGTGTTAAACATACAAAAAATTCACAAAAACTAACACATAAGAAACCAAAGAAAGTTACAGTTTAGTGGTAGCTAAAAAGTTTCAAAATCCTAAAGGTGGATTAAACGAAAAAGGTAGAAAACACTTTGAAAGAAAAGATGGTGGTAATTTACAATCCCCATTAAAAACTGGCACAAGTCCTAGAAGAGTTTCTTTTGCTTGCAGATTTGCAGGAATGAAAGGTTCTATGAAAGATGATAAAGGAAGACCAACAAGAAAAGCACTAGCATTAAAAGCATGGGGTTTTGGTTCGGTTGAGGCTGCATCTAATTTTTGCCAAAGACATAAAAAATCATAATGGCCCACGAAAATAATGTAACTAAATTTCGAATTGATAAAAAAGGCAATAAAGTTTGGTACAATGAAGTAGGTAAATTAAAAGGAGGCAAGAACAATCCTTCTGCTCATCCTAGTAATTTAAATAAAAGATATATGAAAACATTTAAAACAAAAGCCGAAGCAGAAAAAGAAGCTAAAAGTATTTCCTCAAGTTATAATAAAAAATTACCAAAAAAAAGTAAAAAATCATAATGTCTATTTGTGTAATTTGCCAACATGAGTGTCACTGTTCTAATAGTGGTTCTTGTTGTGGTGGTGAATGTCACTGTAACTGTTGTGAACATGAATTAAAATCGGAGATATAATGGTATCAAAACTTAGAGCAAAAACTAGACAAGCACCTAGTGCAGACCAAAAATTAAAGAATAGATTACGTTATGCAACTGGCCCTAAAATAGAACAAAAACTTAATAAAGAACTTTCTAATAAAAGTCTTTTAAGACAACTTGGATTACCTTTAGAAATATTAGGAACAAAAGTAATAAAAATAGCAGAAGCTAGATTAAAAAATATGATTGAAAAGAAAAAAGAAAAGAAAAAAGAAAAGAAAAAACCATAATGCCAACTTATCAATATTATCATAAAAAGAAAAAAGAATACTTTACAGAAAATTTACCTATACATAAAAGAAAGAATCCTTGTCGAGACCCTTTTGTAGAATTAAGTATTACTGCACCTAATATTGCAACACTATCTGATAGAGGTGGCAAAGAAGATAAAATGAGAGAACAACTTTTATCTACAGCAGAACGTGGATACAAAGAAAGAGAAATTAAAGAAGAGTTAAAAATTATACCGGAGTCACCAGAGTGGAAAAAAGAAAAAAGAGTAAAGAAGAAACAAAAGAGCCAGTGGCTGTAAAAAAAATTAAAGCTAAAACTAAAGTTGAATTAAATCATTTAGGCTATCCTTTAAACGACCCTTATGGATTAGTAGCAGCTTTCTGTGATACCATTGCTCCTATGACTGTGTTTGGAAATAATAATGTTACCGATTAAAAAAGAAACTAAAGAATTAACAGAACAACAAGAAAGCTTTCTTACAGCTTTATTTGGAGACGCTGATGGCAGTCCAAAAAAAGCAGGAGAGATTGCAGGATACGCACCAAGTTCTTATCCTAAAGTTATTAAAGCTTTAAAAGAAGAAATACTAGAGAGAGCAGAATATTCTCTTGCGTTACATTCAGCTAAAGCAGTAAAAGGTTTAATAGATGCACTTGATGAAGATGGAAAAACTCCCGGTGTTAATATTAGAATGGAAGCGGCAAAACAAATACTGGATAGAGTAGGTCTTGTGAAGAAAGATAAAATAGAAATGACAGGGCAAGTTGCTCACGGTATATTTATATTACCGGCTAAAGATGCAATTAATTAAAAGAAAAGCTAGAGTTATACCCTTTGGATATAAATTAGCAGAAGACTCAGATTACATTGAACCTGTGCAAACAGAATTAGATGCGTTAGAAGAGGCGAAAGAATATTTAAACAATTGTTCGTATCGTGAAGTAGCAAGATGGGTAACACAAAAAACTGGTCGCCCTATTACACATACTGGACTTAGAAAAATTATAGATAATAGATGGACATCCCACCTCCAAAACCAAAACAAAATCTCGGAAGACCCCGAGGAGTTGAGCAGAAACCAAGAATTTTAAGTACGGCAACTAAAGCAAAGCAAGCAGCTAAACGAGTTATCAAAAGACAAGATAACAAAATTAAAAAAGCTACAAATGATTTGCACAATGCTAAAAAAAGAAAAGAACATATTCTTAAAACAGATGATGCTTTAAAAGGAAAAGAATCAACTGTAATGACAGATAAGGAAGTAGATAAACTTCCTCAAAATGTTAGGGAACATGTCAAAGAAAATATTATCTTTGAACCGAATGAAGGCCCACAAATGCAATTTTTGGCTTCATCGGAAAGAGAAGTATTTTATGGAGGTGCAAGAGGTGGAGGTAAATCCTACGCCATGCTTATTGACCCTTTAAGATATTGTACAAAAGAACATCATAGAGCTTTATTAATTAGACGTTCTATGCCAGAACTTAGAGATATGATTAATCATTCTCAAAGATTATATGGACAAGCATATCCCGGTGCTAAATGGAGAGAGCAAGAAAAAGAATGGCGATTTCCTTCCGGTGCTAGAATTGAATTTGGTTACGCAGAAAACTTAACAGACGTTCTTCGTTACCAAGGTCAATCTTATACATGGATAGGTGTTGATGAATTGCCACAATACCCTACTCCAGAGATTTATAATTTCTTACGTTCTTCACTGCGAAGTGTAGACCCCGATATTCCTGTTTATATGCGTTCTACAGGCAACCCGGGTAACGTTGGGTCGTTATGGGTCAAAGAGATGTTTGTAGACCCTAGTGAGCCAAATAAAGCGTTTGACGTGCATATTGACACTATGGCAGGTAGAAAATCTATAACAAGAAGATTTATACCGGCTAAACTACAAGATAATCCGTATTTGATGCAAACGGATGATTACATGATTATGTTATCATCTTTACCAGAAGTACAAAGAAAACAATTTTTAGAAGGAGACTGGAGTGCATTTGAAAATTCAGCGTTTCCGGAATTTGATATGTCTGTCCATGTTGTTCAGCCTTTTAACATTCCCGGTAATTGGTTCAGATTCAGAACATGCGACTGGGGCTATTCATCTGCGGCTTGCGTATTATGGATTGCAGTTGACTTCGATAACAATTTCTGGGTATACAGAGAACATTATACCAAACGAGTTACCGCAGACATATTTGCAAGACAAGTCTTGGACAAAGAGCGTGACGAATATATTCGATACGGAATCTTGGATTCTTCTACTTGGGCAAAGCGAGGGGATGCCGGCCCTAGTATTGCAGA